TTTTTAGCTGTCTTTGCTGCTTGTTTAAATGCTTTAGCAGTTGGTGCGCCTTTAGAACCTACTTTACGCATCTTCTCACCTGAACCTGCTTTAATTCTAGCTTTCTTTGCTGCAATGTTTGCGTATAAACCTGGCTTCATATTATTTCTTTCCGTAAAGATGTTTAGCCATGATAAGAGTTTGTTTCTCTTTTGTTGTCATTGGCTTTGTAATTGGACCACCAACTAACCATGCACTACATGTTCTATCTGCTGCACATTTAAACTCAAATAGTTCACAGTAACCTAATTTAGCACCATCAACTACTTCATTAGCGTATGTTTCGTTATCTGACTCTTCACCTTGTATGCCACTAACTATGCAGTCCATCATTTCAGGAGTTTGGATAAATGCAGAGCAATTACCACAACGCATAGTTTTGGCAGTTTCTACTGGAGTTTGCCATTCATCTGACTTAGCACTCCAAAATTCATTGTTAGGTTCTTCAGGGTTAGCTGGACCGTAACCTACATTCTTAAACGCCCAGTCCCTATTCTTTAGGTTGAGTTTTATGTCGTGTGTGACGACTGGACATTCTTTAGCCATTATTTTTTCTTCTTTTTGCTCATGCCTGCTTCGCTTAATGCGATAGCAACAGCTTGTTTTTTAGAAGCTACGACTGGACCTTTTTTAGAACCTGTATGAAGTTTACCTGTTTTAAATTCCTTCATTACTTTGCCCACTTTCGCCATCTTGCCTGCTTTTGTTGTTGGTTTCTTCATTGTCATTCCTTAATTTGATAAAAGTATCTGTTTTACATTCTGGACACGTGTCATATCCTGTGTAGTCAAAGGGCTGACCACATTCATTACATACGGAGAGTTTCATAAAAAAATGCCCTGGTTGAACAGGGCTAGATGGAGAGTTACATTTCTTTGGGCAATAGTTGTCCCTATGAGTGTATTATATCACGTTTTTTCGCTTTGTCAAGCATTTATTCGTCTTGAACTGATAGTTAGCATATTATCTAGTGCTAGTTCTAGTTTATATGGGTAAGCAAGTGGTTTTTTAGCATCTAAATACCTAGCATATATAGCTTCCTGTTGTTCTTTAGGTAAGCTATGCACTATGGCATCTAGTGTGCGTATATTAGCCATATCTTGAGCTTCCACCATCTCTGTAAATGAGTCTACAGTTGACTCACCCCCTGAATACATGCCAATTGACTTAGATGGAAACCCAAGCTTATGGTTATCTGACTTCATCCATAAAGCCCACAAGTCTAATAATTCTAATAAACGGTTAGTATCTATCATTCTGCTAAGTTATACATTGAACTAAAATTAAATGTTTCATAAGGAGTTCTTACACGTTCATTATGTTTAGCATGAGTTTCTTTATAAATTTTACCTTTCATATTTTCATAACTTTTAGGTAATGGATGAAAAATATTTTGTAACATTGACTTTGGATGGTTATAGTAAACTGCAAAGCGTTTATTATTGTTTAATTTTTCCATAAGTACAATATGGTTAGCTGACATTCCAGTCATAATAGACATGAGTTTTTTAGGTTCAAAACCTAATGCTTGTTCAATTTCTCTTATGGTTAATTTTTTATCACCAATAACTTTCATAATACGTTCACGTAATTGTGTTGTATTTAATATTTCACCATTTACATTATATGTTGCCTGACAGTTTGCTGCCATATTATCTCCTAAGAAACGTCTACTTCTTTAACATGCCATCTATTATTTTTCTTGTACCAGCCATGGATTAATACAGTCCACCCAGCTTTTCTAATATGTTTAATTGCTTCACTATCACTTATCTTTTTTAACCTAGCTCCTACGTTAGTAAGACTAGTTGTCTGTATTGCTACTGTATTACCGTCTTCTGAAATTGCAAGCACGTCAATTATGCCGAATAAATCTACACGCACACGACCCCAGCTATTCCATTTCTCCACTACTTGAGATAGTGGGTAATTCTCCTTCTGAAGTTTTGCTAGTGTTAGCTGTGTCGGTGACTTTCCTGCCATCAAATTGTCCTTCGTGTGGTTTTTGTTTAAATATTGTATCCCAATTATTGCTAAAAGTTTCTTGGTCTACGCTATATGGTCTTGGTGCTGAACCTTTACCCATTATCTAACTCCTATCATGTCATGTTCAATAAGATATTTCATAGTTCCAATAAATGCTCTATTCCACATGTCACGTCTTTCTTCTTTTGTTAAAGACTTACCATTATCAAGTTCAAAATGACATGTACTGCACATTGCTGCTATTAACGCATCACTTACCTTAATTCCCATACCCTTTCCTTCATTTCTGTGAGCAGCACAAACAGTTTCTGAATGCCTACCACATACTTGACATGGAAGTTCTCTTACGAGTTTAGTGAGTTTGGTATTGCGGTAAACCATCTTGAAATGAACATCCAAATTGTTGAGCAAAAGAAAGAACGTTCTCAATATACTCTGCAAATTGAGCTGTGTCAAGGTCTGAAGTAGAAGGAACAACTACAACTGGTTGACCAGCTACCTCTTTAGCATATTTGAGATACTTGTATTTTAAAAGTTCGTGCAGCTCATCTTTAGTGTATCCAAGATGGTCAGATAAACCTTCAAGAATAGCCCAGTATTTATCATTTTGAGATAAATTACGAATAGGTTTGCGCTCAGTCACTTGTACTTTGTATATTTTATTAAAATCTAGTTCTCTTAATTTGGCTATTAAATTCTCCAAATTTATTTTGGTCAAATTGAATTTTAGTATCATCACGCCATCCTTTCGTTTTAAATACTTGTCCATCTTTAGAAACTGCTTTGTATTGTATATCATTACCAAATACTTTTTTACATTCTTTTATGAAATCATTTATTGTCATTTTTTACCTCTAGTTTAATTTTGCCTATATAACTAAACCCTTTAATATATGAATCATCTAACCCAAAAACAATCTGCCCTTGTTCTGTTCCTGCCTCTAATAAAAAAGCATACAAATATTGTGGCTCTTTAAGTTTCTTTATTTTGTTTTTTTTGTGGTTTGTAAACGCATCTTTTCCCCATCCAAGTAACATATTATTTCTCCTTATGCCATTTATGTTGTTTCATATTTTATTCTTTAGGCTTCATCTAAAAGTTTTTGAATAGTTATAATGGGTATTGTATATCCATCTTCTTTACTTGCTTTATCAACAATTTTTTGTAGTTTAATTATTAATTGTTTTTTTGTTAATTTTCCTAAACATAATATTTTATGCCATTTATGTTGTTTCATCTTGAACTCTCCGTATATCGTAAACCTTTTTTATCAAACCAAAAAGACCATTTGCCTTCTACAGGATAATTACGTTGTTTCTGTAAATATACTAAACAGTCTGGTATCTTTTTTAATTCATCTTCAGTCTTGTTATTTTCTGCTATATCTAATTCTTTTTTCTTGTTACGCCAAACACAAATAATATTATCGCATAAATTACGAATATGTGAAGAACCTAATATGTGAGTTGCATCTGGTATTTCTGTTTCATCTGCCATCTTACGAGTATGTGCTACTAAGAATACATGAACATTTAAGTCACGACAAGTTGTTGCAAGTCTATCTATAAACAATTTTTGTTTCTCATAATTGTCTTCAGATATATCACTCATCTTCATTAAACTATCTATGATAAATACTGATACACCTAATACATGCTTACCGTAATACATTGTTGCTATCATGTCATCTGAAGTTGTACTTCCTGTCTGGTCGTACAAATACAACTTTTCTGCAGCTCTACCACACCACGCTGAAATGTATTCAGGAGTTGGGTCTGTAGTTTTTAAAGTTTGTTGTATCATACGAGCCAATGTTAATACAGGTCTCATTTCTAATGATGAAATAAGGCATTTAGTATCTTGACCCATAAGTGACAATACAACTTGTGATAACCACATTGACTTACCATGACCAGATACACCAGTAAGAACTGTAAGTTCAGCAGGTCTAATTCTAAAGTCTTCTTCTGTCTTTACAAAACCTAATGACTTTCCTGAATGTATCTCGTCTGAAAAATAACGCACAACGTCATCTGTAAACACATTTGTGTCTTTTACCTTGAACTCACTTGTACCATATCCTGCATTGTAGTAGTCAGTAATGGTTTGTTTGTTTACTGTTAAAGCATCTATGACTTCATCTAGTTTCATTTAGCATTGTCCCATGGGTTTTTAACTTTAACTTCAGAGTCGTCCCAACGCTCCTGGTTGATAAGTACCTCTGGAGCACATACGAACCCTTCCTTCCATTGTTTAGTTTGTTTCATAGCTTTTACGTATCCTATAACTTTATCAGCTATCAAGTCAAGGTCTTTTGCTTTCCATTTTTCTAAACAACCTTTTTTATTTTGTTTTCTTATGTTAGGGTACTCATTCCAAAATTCACTAAATCTATCGGATGTTTTTATAATCTTATCTTCTCTTATCTCTTCTTCTCTTATCTTATCTGTTATATAATTTGTATATACTTCCTGTATATTTTCATTTTTTATAAACCAAGTATCTAATTCTAAAAGCATTTTTTCTACAAAAGCTATAGGTTTTCTTAAACGAAATGCAATATCAAAAGCATTAGGTAAAAGTCCATTTGACTCACTAGCTAAACACCAAAGTTTAAATAAAGTTGCCTGTTTTACATCATCCATTTTCATAAAGTCAGGGTCATTTAATAAGTCACGACCATAACATTTAAACCATTTCATATCACTTTTATGCTTAAAATGTTGGAACTTGTCCCAGTTCTTAATTTTCATGTAACATCTCCTAAAATAAACATTCTTCAAATTGTGCTAAATTTAACACTTCTTTCACTTTTGGTAAAGTTAATAGTTTACAGTCAGGTCTATTCTCAAGAAACCATAGTGCAGAAGCCTTATTACTAAAGGCTCTTATCGGTTTTCCATCAAATTCGTCTAATATTATGTATCTTAAATTTACCATAGCAAACGAACATTAACATAAATAAAATATAAAAACAATATATTTTTTATATAAAATGCTTGACTTATTTTTTGAGAGGTTTAATATTCAATTGTCAACTTTAGGAGAGACATTATGAAATACGTGATAGGTGCTATATTTTTCTGGTCATACGTAGCTTTATGTATATACATTATGGGTAAATTGGCAGGAGCAATATAATGGAAAGACACTTAGACCCAGACGCATATTTAGATGAAATGGAAAGACTTGAACAACAAGAACAAGAAGCACAATATAAACTTGACCAACAGGAGAAACATGATGAATGATTATAGATGGGATAAAGATAAGCACCATACTTGGTATAACCAATGGGACTTTAAAACTCCTAGAAGTTATAAAGAACGATATGGAGTTGACTATAAACATGACAATTCTTACGAAGAAGAAAAATTTACACAAAATGTTTTTGTTGTGCTAGTATGTCTTTTCGTAATAGGATATTTGGTGATAACATGGCTTTAGAACATATATCAGAAATATTAAAAAAATTGACCGAAGAGTTAAAACTTGACAATGACGAATGGGAGAGAAAATATGGACGAATTGATGTTTTACCAACAAGTGATGCAGGAACTACACGAACTGGAAATGAAACAACAGGAGACAACAAATGAGTAAATATTTAGATTTACGTAAAATTGACGTATCAGAACATATTGAAAAAAAGAATAATTTATCTTATTTATCATGGGCATGGGCTGTAGATACATTACTTCAACAAGACCCAACAGCAACATGGGAATATAAAGAGCCAGCAAAATTTAATGAAACTCTTATGGTATTTTGTTCTGTAACAGCATTTGGTAAAACTATGACAGCACAATTACCTGTTATGGACTATCGTAACAAAGCTATTGTAAACCCAGACGCATTTGCAGTTAATACAGCTATGCAACGTTGTTTAGCTAAAGCTATTGCATTACATGGTATTGGATTATATATTTATAGCGGTGAGGATATTCCAGATGTACCTACAAAAGAAGCTGTAATTGCAGTATCAGATGGAGATATTGAATTAGCAAAAGTTGCATTAACTATTGCACATGCAAACGGAAATTTAAAAGAAGCATTTTTTAGTTTAACCCCAATAATGCAAAGTAAATTACGTGAGTATGCTAATGAACTTAAGAAAGTAGCATGAGTCATTTAAAAGATAATAGGCGTCATAACGTTATTACCGCCAGCATTGCCTGGTCGGCTGTATATGAAAGACAAAAGTTATGGCGTCAAATGACTTTACGTGAACCACCTTTTGATGGTAATGATATGACTGAATATGGTAATATTCATGAGCCTATTGCATTATCTGCTTTGGAAAAAGAGTTTGATGATATTGTAGAGCCTGGTAATAAGTTTATATTACATGACAAATTACCGTTTGGTGCAAGTCCAGATGGGTATTATCAAGGAAATGTCATTGAGATAAAATGTCCATATAGTCAGGAAGTTTATAAAGAGATACCTGAACGCTATTACTTTCAGATGCAAATGCAAATGGAAGTATGTAAAACTAATTATGCTTATTTTTATATATGGACACCAAATGAAACAAAATTACAAGTAGTAAACAGAAGTAAAGCATGGCTTGAATGGTATACGCCATTAGCACTAGAGTTTATAAAATATGTTGAAGATGACATAGAGCCTAAACGCTGGACTAAGAAACCAATTTTTAATAAGGAGTAAAGTATGGCGCAATATGATAATACAAACACTTTTGCATTATTCAAGAATGACCAGGGAGATAACCCAAAAAGACCTAACTACACAGGAAATTTAAATGTAGATGGCATTGAGTTTCGTATCAGCGGTTGGATAAGAGAAAGTGCAAATGGTAAGTTTATTTCAGGTACAGTTCAATTAAAAGAACCTAAAACTGAAACAAGAAATGGACCTGCTGTTGAAGGTGCAGATGAGGATGTTCCTTTCTAGGAGCATCCCCAATTGCATATAACTATTTGTTCATTACGTACATAGTTACTTCAAAGCCAAAACGCATTTCTGTAGCTGCTGGAGTTGTCCACATGTTAATGTCCTTTTAAAATGTTAATTAAATGTTGCAATTATATTATCTCACACAATAAAAAAATTGATATAAAGAAAACCATGAGAAATGCCTAATATATTATTAAGTTTAGAGTCTAAAAGGTCTCTAAGAAACGAATTAGTATCCACACCTGAAGGAAGGTTATTTGTTGCTATTTTAACTAATGCACTACTTGACGTTATAGAAAAACGAGACTACCATACTAGGCGTACAGCATTAAATTGGTTTTTAGTTAAACATAACCCAATGAGAGACTTTTGTTTACTTCTTGCTGAAATTGATAGAGAATACGTTATACGAATGATAAAGGATAAAGTAGGTATGACAGAATACGAGAAATTAAGTGGATATTAATACATTAGATTTATACATGAGCTGCTATTCACATGCTGCATATCATGAAGCTTCTAATAAACAAGAAGAAATTGCAGTTATGAACATTATTAGGCAGCGTATTAAAGCAGGATATGGAAAAGACTCATGCGAGGTTGTATACGCCAATGGACAATTCCAAGGTGTAACAGATGATGAACATGATGAAGTTGATATGAAGCGTTTTCTTAATATTAAATTATTAGCTATAGATGTTATTCATAGAAACCGTTATAACAACCCAGTTCCTAATAAATTACATTTTTATGATGATAGTATTAAGACTCCTGTAGGATGGAAAAACTGCAATATTAAAATAGGAAGGTTGGTGTTTTGTGACTAAGCCAGTAGCTTATTTGTTTGAAGAATTTGATGTTAAAACAGGTGACCTTATGAAGTCTTATTTATGGTCATTTCATCCAAATGAATTATCTTATTTAAGAGACCTTAAAGGTAAAACACATCATATAAAAATAACACCTTTATTTCCTGGTGAACCTGTAGAAGAATATAAAGGAATGTCTAAATATGATAGTAAACGTTTGGTGGAGGCAAATAATGGTCTCTAAATACGAAGGTAATGGATATTTAATTGTTGGTGCTATTATTGGCTCTTTAATTACATGGTCAATTATGTCATATAATATCAATATAAAAAAATACAGTATGAATTTAAAATGTATTCAAGGTGAATTATACGAAGAAATTAGACCACATGTTTATGCTAAAAGCCATTTAGAGTGCTTTGAGGAGACAAGACTATAATGTATACGGTATTAGATGATAGAAAAAAAGCAGAACAAATAAAAGCATATATGGAAGCTAACCCAGATGCTATTCGTAAATTTATTTATTTAGAGTGTAATATAACCAAATATAGGGCTAAGATGCTAGAGGCTCAAGGTCTTATTAAATTGCCATTACCATTGACTCCTAAACAGTCTTTGATTAAGGCACGTAAAAAATCATCAATGTTGTTTTATTTATAGGAGGAAATATGGATAACGTGAACCATCCAAAGCATTACAATGTAGGGGGTATTGAAGCAATTGATATTATTGAAAGTCGCTTAACTAGAGAAGAATTTATTGGGTATATTAAAGGATGTAAGATGAAGTATGACTTACGTTACCCATTTAAAGGTAAATTAGAAGAAGACTTAGCTAAATCAGAATGGTATAAGAATAAACTTATTGCTATTTTGCGTGAAGAAGAAGTTGATGTTCCACCAGAATTAGAAGCTCAATTACAGAGGTTTGATGATGAATAAAATATATTGGATATTTATTATTGTTATGGCTGCATTAGCTATTTGGGGAACAGAAAAAGCTTTTGCACAAAGTACAACTATATTAGCACCAGACGGTTCAGTAACTATTTGCACCACAGGTTCTAATGGCATTGTAATTTGTGTCTAATACTTTTAAAAAAGATTTGCAACGTGGAATAAATATTGAGAATAAACTTCTTGATATTATTAAAAAAAAATATCCATCTGCAAGTTTAATTAATAAATATAAAGGTTATGATATATGGATACCAGAAACAAAAAAATCCATAGAAGTAAAATATGACCCAATGAGCAATGAAACTGGAAATATTGTTAT